GATACTGATTGATCTTTATTAATAAGAGCAGTATATTTTTCTTCCATACTTTTCTTGGAAGATTTAAATTTTTGATTCTGCTCTTCTAATTCTTTTTGGCCTTCAGCACTTATCTTAGTACCTCTTCCAGATCTTACTGTATTTTCTTGTCGTATTTTGTTTATTATTTTATTATTTTCCTCCTCCATTTTTTTAAGTTCAGCATCTCTTTCCTTTCTAAGTTTTCTTATCCTATTTCTTTCAGATTCAACTTCCTTAAATATTTTTTCCTGCTCTGCAGTTCTTGGTTTTCCTGACTTAAAGTTTCTACCTTGTCTTCTTACTTGGGGTATTCCATCTTTATCCATCCCCGCAGCAAATAACTTTTGATTTAGAGATTCTTCAGCTTCGGTAAAACTTCCTCCACCATATATTAAATTCTTCGCAACCACTTCAACACCTTTTACTGCAGCTAGACCAAGACCAACACCTGCTGCTGTACCCAAAGCAAGAAGTCCAGCAGGAGATGCTAAAAACGCAAATGCTGCCTTAAGAGCAGGAATAGCAATACCAGTAATAACACCAGTTAAAGATAGTAAAGGTCCAAGAAGAGGTAGTGACGCAATAGCAAGTAATCCACCCAGTATCAGTCCAGCATTATTCTCTAAGAAGTTGGTGAAGTCATCAATTGCTTTTTGGTTTGCAGGATCTTTCAACCACTTAAACAATCCAAGAACAACAGAACCTAACAGAACATTAGTAAAGAATCTTTTGATTGCACCAAAGAAATCATCAACGGGTTTCGTAAGTGCTTTAAGTATCGGTGACTTTGGTTTCTTCTTTTCTAATGCTGCTTCTCTTTCCTTCTTCTTTTTCTTTTCAGTTTCTTTTCTATCTTCCTTTGCTGCCTGTTGTTCTGTTTTACTCTGACTTTGAAGAACAGTTCTAATCGTAATGAGAGATTCTAAGATATTACCAATACCATTCAGCAAATCATCTTGCAGATTCTCAACATCAACTGCAGGTTTTTGTTCCCCTGGTTGTAAATCTGGTGCCGATTCTGCTACTGATGGTATTAACTTTGGAGCCTTTACAATTGCACTGGAAGATGGTGCTTTACGATTCAATACTTTATTGATATCAACCTTCTTTGGTTTTACTTTGAACCTACCAGTTTTGCCTTTAACTCTCTTCAGTTCTTCAGTGACTAACTCTATGCTCTCAGTAGACATCTGAGACCCAGGCATTCTACCTGCAGCAGCTGCAGTTCTTAGTTCTCTATAATACTCCTCATAAGTTAAATCAAAAACATCTTCCAATCCTAAGATAGAAAGAATCTGAGAATCTATATCTTCTTCTACCAGGTCATTCTCTTTCTTAGGAGAAGTAGGCAGAGTAGCAAGAGCAACTGAAGAAGAATCTCCATTTACTTCAGAAGAAGTTTCTGATGTTTTATTTTTAAATTCTTCCTCTCTAGGTTTAGTAAGATATCTTGCAACCAACCATCTTTGATATTCTTCTGCTTTATCTGGAGCATTTGCTTCATCAAATAGAGGGATACCTTCAGAATCTTTTTTTATATTTTCTATTACTTCATCTGCTTCCTTATCAGATATCTTGACATAGGAAGTTTTCCTAGAAGTGCCAGGATAATCCTTGCCTGTTAATTGCGCTCTAAAAGAATTCCAACCTCTCTCACCAAGTGGAGTATTATACCATTTTACTATTCCTGATGGTGGATTAAGAGCCATTCTGTTGCTGTCTTAGTTTTTCATCTTCCAGATGTTGTTGTAACAAACCAATATAAACATCTCGTTCCCAAGGGATCAAGTTTTCAACCTCTGTTAATGAATATTTATGGAACTGCATCAAGGCAAAGTTAATCTTGTAGTAGTTCTCAAGGTCCATATGGACCATACTTATGCGAAAAAACTCGATAACCCTTCTAATACTACAGTGCTTTCTACTTTGGTCTTTGGATTTGTAAACGTGATTTCGTGAGACAACTTAGGCATAGTCTCAAAGAACTTTTCAATCTGTTTGAACTGAATGGAGTTCATCTGTTCCAAGAACTCAATCAATTCTTTCTTAGTTACATCAGCAGCAACCCACACCTCCTCATCACTATAAATTTTATCCACACAAGAAGCAATCAGTTCAAAGGATTGATCAATGCCAACATTACCTGACATGTCAAAGTTGTTCTTAATAAACTGATCCAGTGATGGATACTTCATCTCCATCATCAAGTTATCATCAAGTTTAATCTTGTTCGTATGATCCTCAGACTTATTAACCGTAATCTCATCAATATTAATAGTGACAGGAACTGATGTCTCACCATCATCTGGCGCAATCAAGTTCACTTGAATCTCTTCACCGACTGACTTGCCACGAATGTTCAAAAACAAATACTCAATATCAAAAGTAGGAAGTGACTCTACTTTGATACCTTTTGATTGAATACAGTTCTTCAATACTGCTTTGATTGCATTTGAGATTTCTTTCGTATCTTCTGTCTCAAGTGCAAGAACAAGAAGCTTCTCTTCCTTAACTAAGAAAGGTCTATACTTAATTGGTTTTCCTGTAGATGGCAACTCAAGTTCATAAGTTGGAGTTACAATTGTTGGTAAAGGCATAATGACCTATAGAAGTTTCAGTAATGATATTTATTCAGATATTAAAAGAAACTTATGCCACTAGAATTCACAGGAACTCCTCTTAACTGAAGTTGTCTCTCGGCATCAATAGCAGCATTAATTTCTTGCTGAGAGAATGTTTCTCTAGGAGAGTTACTCCTTATGAATTGATCAATATCACCACCACCAATAATATTATTAGGAATAAGTTCTGCTTCTCGTTCTTGTTGAAGTTTTGCTAACTCAGATATTCCTGGAGCATTTTGATTTTTAATAACAGGAGCAACAGAAGAACCACTTCTCTTCATTACATAACGAATGAATGAGAATGATACGTTACACTTTAAGATCTGTCCCTGATCATAAGAAACAGGCATCGATTGAATACTAATCGGAAATCCATGAACAAAAGTATAGTCAAGAGTTCTTGTTGACCCATTATAATGATGGTCTCTTTCAAACTTTGACAAATAAAAGTTTACCTTATAGTCATTTGCATATGCCATTCTATGATGAACATAAGGACTTTCAAACTCAGTTCTTGAAAATGTATCTCCAACACCAGTAATATAATCTATCCAACTCTCAAAGAACTCTACTACTTTATATTCTCGGTCAACATAGAATGTCATATCAGCAGTTTCATCATACATTCTGCGATATACCATCTTCTCACTTACACCATGATAATCATTTGTGACATCGTGAGTTGCCAGTGTGGAACCTGGGAGATTTGCTTCCGCACATAACAAAGAAATATTATCAACATCCAGAGGCGTAACTCCTCTTTGTGATACAAAAGAAGATACTTCAGCAGGAACAGGAATGGTTAAACGATATAAAGAAGTTTGAGCAAGGTTGAGTAACCTTGATTTGATATCACTTGTTCGTAAATTTTCTGGGCGGATACCAGCCATCTATAAATACTTCTACCGATATATTATGTATAATGGCAGAAAGCATTAAGAGTCGTTATAAACCTGAGTATCCGAACAAGTATAAGGGTGATCCCAACAATATCATCTGTCGTAGTAGTTGGGAACGCCGTTTCTGTCGATGGTGTGATCTCAATGAAAACATTTTGGAATGGGGATCTGAAGAATTCTTTATTCCATACTTTGATCCAACAACAAGTAGAGTCAGAAGATACTTCCCCGATTTTATTATCAAAGTCCGTGAACAATCTGGTGATATTAAAAAGTATGTAATTGAAATCAAACCAAAAAGACAAACGATGCCTCCTGTTCAAACAAGTAAGAAAAGAACAAGAACCTTTATTAATGAAGTAAAAACTTATGCTGTGAATGAAGCAAAATGGAGAGCAGCACAGGAGTGGTGCGCAGATAGAATGCTTGAGTTTCGTATCATCACAGAAAACGAACTAGGTATTGGATAATGGCACAAGGTTTCGGGCAAGACATTCGATCCCAATCACCAAGAGTATCTCAGCTCAAAAGGAAACTTGATGGTTCTGAAGATGCTGACCTGATTATGATGAGCATTATGGAAGTGTTTAGAGATATTGAATATGTTCCAGACCCAGGAAACTATTACACCTTTGTATACATACCCAAGACTCCAGAGATTACTTATGATGAACATCCATTAGTTGCAGTGACCGAAATTCAACGATGGGGATTTAGGGGATTCAATTATCACTGGGGTATGATGAGAAATTATACCTGGCAAGAAGTTGCAGGAGCACTTCATCATGTCAGACAAAATGAGATTGATTATCTTCGTTCATTACCTTATGGGAAAATAAGGACTAAATAACTAAAAAGTGTCTGATGGCCAAAAGCAATCCATATACTTTGGTAGATAACATTTATGGTCCTGGAACATTCCAGACAGATTTTGATGTATATGATTACTCTACTGTAAAGAAAGTTCCGATTATCCCTTATGGTCAAGGTGAATTGGAGAAAGCCCTTGAATCGGGTTATGTCAATGATGATGGATCAATAAATTATGTAAATGTTTATGGTAAAGGTCAGTATGAACAGTTAGGTGCTCCAGATGCATGGATGGGATCTCTAGCAAATGACTCTACATATTGGAATACAATTAATGAATCTATAGGTGGAGAAAATCCTAATGTTGGAGTAGATGAAACTATCCCATTTACTGGAGGTGTTCTGCAAGAGAACACTGATAGTAATGGTTCACCTACTGCTCCATCGGCTAGTGGATCAATATTAAGATATCCATTGAATAATATTGGTGGTTATGATTTCTTACAGATTAGCACTTATGAAAGAAGGGGAAATATAACCACTGGTGCAGAAGGTGGTGGTGCTGGAGGTTTTGATTTAAGAGATCCTGATGAAATAGCAGTTCGAAAAACAGGAGATCCAGTAATAGCACTACCAATGCAACCAGGAATCTCAGATAGCAACTCTGTAGATTGGGGTGCTGATTCTTTGAATCCACTCCAGTTGGCTGGGGCAAGAATAGGTTCTGGTTTAATAGAAAATTTATCTCGTCTCGATTTTAGTGGTGCAGCAAAAGACGCATTGGCACAAGTTAAATCCACTTTTAAACAAGCAGGTCTAGATATATCTGGAGAAGATATTAAAGCATACTTTGCGGGTCAAGCAGTAGGGGCAAATATCTTCACTCGTGCTACAGGTAAGGTATTAAATCCAAACTTAGAGTTACTTTTCAGAGGACCACAACTCAGAACCTTTAGTTACAACTATACTTTTACACCAAGAGATCCTGACGAAGCAAGAGTTATAAGATCAATCATAAGACATTTTAAAAAGAATATGGCAGTGAGAAGAAGTTCCTCTGGATTATTCTTAGAAACACCTTATGTCTTTGATTTAAAATACATATATTCAGGAGGCAGCACTCAACATCCTTTCTTAAATAAGATTAAAAAGTGTGCTCTTACGAACTTCAATGTTCAATACACACCTGATGGAAGTTATATGACATATAAAGATGGATCGATGACTTCTTATAGTGTATCGATGCAGTTCTCAGAACTCTCTCCAATATATGCAAGTGATTATGATGACTCCTCCGACGATATGGGTTACTAAAAATGGCAAGACCTTACTTCAGACAAGTCCCTAACTTTGAATATGTCAGTAGAACTCCTGGAGAACAAAATATCTCCGATTATGTTGAGGTAAAAAATCTTTTCAAAAGAGGAAAACTGAGAGATGATATCTTTGGCAACTTAAATTACTTCACAAAATATAAAATTATTGGTGATGAGAGACCTGACAATGTTGCATTCAAACTCTACGGAGATTCAAGTCTTGATTGGGTAGTTCTTCTCTCAAATAACATCCTAAACATTCAAGATGAATGGCCATTAACTCAAGTAACTTTTGATAAGGTAATGCTTGAGAAATATGGTTCTTACGAGAACTTGTATTCATCCATTCACCACTATGAAACAGAAGAAATTAGAGACTCAAGCGGAAGAGTTGTTTTAAGAAGTGGTCTTCGAATTTCACCAACTTGGAAAACAAATGGAAACTTTGTCGAGATTGTCAATGCGCAGATAGATTCAATCTACTCTGGTGACGGAACAATTCCTTCAACAGTTGTTACAGTTGTTCTTGCAAATTCTATTCCAGGATTAGAAGTGGGTGATCAAGTCAATATCAATAACGTTTCGGAAAATCAATATAATGGAGCACAAATTGTTGATGCTATCCTCACACAAGAAGGATCTAACGTAACTTCATTCACTTACGTTCTACCATCAACTCCCAATGTTGCGTCTCCAATATTAGCATCTCCAAGAAAAGAAGAAGTTCTATTTGTGATTCCAGAAACATCCACAATCACAGCAAACTCCTACTACTATGAATATTGGGATGCAGGT